CGGGTTCTCCGTGGAGCGATCCAAGATCCACGAACTGCCGAAGGTGAAGTCCGGCGTCACGATCTCTCACGAGCGAACCAATGACGCTGACATCATTGTTCCCGACTCGCGCACCGGCTGGAGTCGCCTGCTTCACTCCGTCCTGAAGTCCTACTTCTACACCGGCAAGTCTTTTTCGTACTCCACGATTCTGATCCGAGAGTTCGGTGCACCACTGAAGACGTTCGGCGGCACAGCATCTGGGCCTGGGGCGCTCATTGACGGTATTGAGGACATCGCCAAAGTGATGGAGGCTCGTGCTGGCAAGAAACTCCGGTCTGTGGACGTGCTGGATATTTGCAACATCATTGGCCGTATTGTGGTGTCCGGCTCAAGCCGTCGTTCTGCCCAGATCGCCATCGGTGACCCCGACGATGTCTTGTTCATGAGGGCCAAGAATTGGTCTACCGGTCAGGTTCCGGCGTGGCGTGCAAACTCGAATAACTCGATTTACGCCGATTCGTGGGATGAGATCATGCCGGAGATCTGGAAGGGTTATGACGGCTCAGGTGAGCCGTACGGTCTCGTCAACCGGAAACTGGCCCGCCAGTACGGCCGCCTCGGCGACAAGATGCCGGACCCGACGATTGAGGGCTACAACCCGTGCGCCGAGATTGCGTTGGGTGACGGCGAGTCCTGCAACCTCGCCACGATCTTCCTGCCGAACATTGAGTCGTTGAAGCAGTTCAAGGAAATCTCGCGGCTGCTGTACATGACGCAGAAGCAGATCACCCGTCTCTCGTACCCGTACGAGAAGACGACGAAGATCGTCACGAAGAACGCCCGTCTCGGCCAGTCGGTCACCGGCATCCTCCAGTCGTCTGAGGATCAGGTGTCGTGGCTTTCCCCGGTGTACGACTATCTCCGTGAGGTTGATGCCGAGTATTCCGAGAAGCACAATCTGCCGAAGTCGGTGCGGCTCACCACCGTTCAGCCGTCAGGCACGCTGGCGTTGTTGCCCGGCAACACGCCTGGTATTCATCCGGCTTACGCCCGCTACTACATCCGTCGTGTCCGTTTCGGCGCTGCGGATCCATTGGTGGATGCGTGTCGTCGTCGTGGCTACACGGTGAAGTGGGATGTTGGTTTGGACGGCCGCGAGGATCACACCCGTTACGTCGTTGAGTTCCCTGCCGAGTCACCTGAAGGTGCCGTTTTGGCTGCGGACATGACTGCGGTTGAGCAGTTGGAGTGGGTGAAGAAGATGCAGACCGAGTGGGCCGATAATGCCGTGTCGGTCACCGTCTACTACCGGCTTGAGGAACTTCCCGCAATCAAGGAGTGGCTGGCAGAGAATTACACGAACGGTGTGAAGTCGGTGTCGTTCCTGTTGCACTCGGATCACAACTTCCCGCTCGCTCCTTACGAGGAGATCGATCAGGCCGAGTACGAGAAGATGATCTCCAAGATTGACTTCTCGGTTCCGCTGGTGCTGGACGCTTCGGGTACCGAGTTGGATCCGTCGGAATGCGCGACGGGGGCCTGTCCGATCAGGTGACCGGCCTTTCAATGATGTAGCCAGATCGAATGTTCGTGAGTCTTCCAGAGGCTCCGTACTGTTCAAGGTCCGGATAGAAGTTCCCCAAGAATTCTGCTCCGTCGGGCACGGTTTCGCCGTCCCAGACCGGTGTGATCCGTGTTCCGACGGGCAGATGATCAAACGGATCATTGCCTAGCCGCAGGTGGATCTCAATCACTTTGCCTGAGCGTGTCTCTACGTTGAACGCTACGAGGTCGCTCAGCGAAGGAAAGATGGGCAGTTGCCAGAAATTTGGGGCATCGTTCGGATCTAGTTTCACCCAGTGATCAAACTGGACAAGGTTGTCGTCTGATCGATGTCGTCCTTCAGTCATGGAGGTACAACGCCATTTGCCGTCGTCAAACTTGCGATAGTCAATGGATCGGTGCGGGCCATCCAGCCATTCGCACCAAAAGTGACCGGGTTCAACTTCGGCGTAGTTGAGGAACGCTTCCTGCATGGATATGTCGTACTCAAATTTTCTGGCCGAGATGCCCATGCCGAAAATGTTGTAAATCGGCCGTATGACGTAGGTTCCGGAACGTGGTGGTGCTGTTCCCGCTGGACCGGCTGCTAATCCTTGCCTGAGGGCCACTTCAAGTTTGTTAAACACCCACCTCTTGCAGGACTGAGGCGAGTATGCGTCCCATGTCTCGCAATCTTCTTCATAAAGGGAAGGTAACGGCTGTGGCACCCACTAATTGTAGGTGAATACGGTTTATCGTCGTGCTAATTCTTGAAGTTCTGTCATAGAACGCAACGAATCTTGCGGGATCCAGAACTCTGGTGCCGTAGCACCCTGCTTTGGAGACACGAGATGTTTGGCCTCGGCACCCCACACCCATCCAGCAAGACAAACCTCTGGCTCCCTCACAACAGCAAGAATGAACGGCGCGTCATCAGGATCGGTTTTGTAAACAATCAACTTTCCGGTCTGGTGACGGGTTGATCGAACTTGGTAGCCCTCCACGTCACCGGGAAGAGATTTCAACTTTTTGTCGGTCACTGGCTCCCAGTACAGGTTTAAGGCTTTGGCGACAGCGAGTTCCCCGAGTGAGCCGACGATGTCAATCTGCCATTCGTTGGAGCGGCCGTCAATTCCGTGGAATCCCGGACGTTGCTTGGCGATGGCGTTGATTCGACGTTCAACACCAGCCATTGCGGCAAGTCTGACTTCGTGGCGGTTGAGTTTTACAACGAGCTGAGTTTCAGTAACAGTCATGGCGGGTGATCGTACCCCTCGCTCTCAAGCAAGTCAATAGATTACTCGGCCGGATCAACCACGAGAGACCGCACACCTCGATGTGGCGAATTGGTCAGTGAAGAGGAAGAACGAACACGCAGTCGTAATGATTCAAGATCAAGTTCGGAAAAAGTGTCAATGATCTGTTGCGAAAGTTTTTGTCCGGGGCACACATGATGCCCCCTCCCGTAAGGCAAATGGATTTCTGACTCATCGCCGAGGTAAATGTAAGCAACATCTCCCTTTTGCATCGGACAACCATCAACTGCGTCATCTTTTTGCGCAATGCGAACGAGTTTCTCAACAGGTCCGTACTTGTGGGCGATTTGGCGAGTCGGCGTATGCACATCGCTTAGGCGTGCCGCAATGTAACTCGCAATGAGCAGAACCGGGTTTTCATGCCCGCCGTGAAGTGCGGCAACTGCGGAACTTGTTGCTTCTTTATTTGTGATGTGGTCATTATCGGCAAGACGTTTCAGGTCGGCTAGGAGTCCGTTCGAACCAAGATTCCTCATAATGCGTGACATCCGAACAGACAATTTCCCTATAGCTTTACGTGCATCATGTTCCTCGGAACTGAGGCAACCCAGTGAATCAAAAAGAAGCACGGCGAACTCTTCCCGTATCTCCTCAGGGATTTGATAAACGTCAAATACTGTTTCTGCGATAACTGGATGAATGACTTGGCGAACGAAGTCGCCGGGAGGAGAGAAATCTGCTACCCGTTGACCAAGCCGGACTCTCAACGCTTCTGTGTCAGTACCTTTGGACAGATATTGAAAAACGTTTTGGCGGATAAGTCGGTGTTTCTCGCCCTCCATCATCATAAACGAGTTATTGGAGGCACTAGGAACTTCTAACGTCAGATCTGGCGACGCAATTAGTTGGACCGTTTCTGGTCCGTAAGGGAACTCAAAGCGTTTGCGTGAAGCAAAACTCTTTACCCAACTGTCCATCTGAGTTCAGAACGCTCGTACCTTGATCGCAAACTGCCAGTGATGCTTTCCAACGACCGGCCACTCAATTGAATCTTCGGTGTCAACCCAAGATTTCTGGGAAGGATTGTTCGGGATTTTCTCGTAGTAGTCCAAGGGATCAATAAACCCGATCCGTCTCAACAGTTGAGCAACTCGATCATAATGGCAGTTCCAGTGATGCGTCGCTCCGTCCCACCATTCGTGTTCACGGTCAGGTTGATGGTTGACATCCTGATGCTCCATGGTGGAGAGCACCATGTGCCATGGTTCGGCACCTTGGGACCACAACTGGATCGTCTTCAACACGTCGGGTCCGGTAATGAGTATTGGGGCATCAGGCTTGGCGATGCGGTTCATGTCTAGCAAGAACGCCGGTACCGCTGACCAGTCAATGTGTTCAATTACGTGACCGAGGTAGATGGCATCAAAATGGTTGTCCGGAAACGGGTACGGCTCTCCAGCCTTAGCGACGACATCCGGTTTTGTGTTTGCGTCTTCCCAAATGTCTACGTTTGTCCATCCGTCGGCGTACCACGTTCCACAGCCGGCGTTCAGGAACATGTGTTCCTTCGGGTTCTTATGAGCTTTAACTGCCACCAATTTTCCGCCACCGTTCTGTGAAATGCCGAGCGAACTCCTCGTCCGGCATGTAGTGGAATGCGGTAAACATTTTAGTTGCTGACGAGCGCACAACCCGTAGGTCACCACGGGAAAGTGGTGCGGCAATCACCATTCCGGGGAATTTGCAACTCCAGCAGATCGGGTCGTCCTGCCAGAGCACTAGACACGTGGTGCATCCCCAGAGGTAGGAGTCCTGATCCAGATACCGAGTGTCGGTGTCGTTTATGAGTTCAGCGAGGTTCTTGAGATTCGCCGTAGTAGAGGTTGAGGTCTGTTTTGAGT